TAAAGCATTTGTCAAGGGCATTAAAAAGGTCGGCAAAGTCGTTGCTCCAATCGCCAAGGATATCGTCATGCCGGTTGTAAAGGACTTTGCTACTAAACAGGGCCGCAAACTGCTTGAACAACAGCTAGCCAAATTCGCGATTCAGGACGTGTTACCAGTGGCCGAGGAAGCTGCTCCATTGCTGTTGGCTGCTGGTCGAAAGAGACAGCCATCTGATAAGATGATGCGCCGAGCTGCTCTAGTGAAGCAAATTATGAGTAAACATAGGATGTCATTGCCAATGGCTTCCAAATACATCAAGGAAAATGGTATTGAATATTAACCAACTCCAATATAATATCTATGACTATATTATAAATGAAATCAGCAACAGCTACTAGAATTTTATTCGACGATCCTAACTCGTTCTTTAGGGCGTCTCGTACAGTGGCACTCCATGAGCAACAGGGTTCTACTTTACGCACTAAAAAACCATTAATAAGCGATATCAAATCAGAGCTTGCGTCGTCTAGTGTCATTATTTCCCTTCTAAATAATCTAGACGCAATAGATACGCGTTTGATATGGATTAGTGATTCGTTTGCCTTACCACCTATAGAAATACCATTTCATATTACTGAATATTCACACAGACTTCAGGAGATTATAAAATATATTGGATTGGCAAAAGCAGACTGCGCGCGGCTTAAAAGGTCAACTGCCCAAATGTCTGGAGATGATATTCAAGCAGTATACGACAAATTTAATAGCATAATTACGCAATTTAACGACATCATGAACGTAGACATTGCCGATGAAAATGAATTCGGAGAGATGGTTCCAAATGCTAATGCTGATATAGTCGATCGAGCTATTTTCAAAAAGTTTGAATCCGATCTGCGTAGTTTAATTGGTATTATTGACCAATTACTAAAACTGAAAAACCAGTTTGTAGCAGAAGGACCTAGTACCGGTATACCGGCAGCTGAAGTAATTCCTCCACCACCAGATTATGCTCCTGAAGAAGAAGAAGTTGGAGCTGGTAGATATAGGGGCGGCATGCTAGGAGCACCGTCTGGACATTTTAGAGTGTTGTCTTCCAGACTTAGAGAAATACAAGCTAAGCCTTATAAGCGATTTGCCTAAGACCCACATAGGGGTTATAGATCGATAGATGGTGGACTGGAGGACTTTTGGGGGGTTTGAAGCCCGGAGTTATTAGGTGGCCAAAAAATAATATTTATTTTAAAAATAATATTTTATTTTATTCTAAAATATATTTCCTAAAAACTACTCTAACTCCTCCATACTCTTCCATAATAATAAAACTACTACATAACAAATACTAATACTAATATAATAATAAGAGCTAATATGTAGGTAAATGGACTATATGGAGGTGTTTTATGGATGGACTTAGGCCCTTCCATAGACTGGCCGAGTAGTACTTCAGGAGTTATTTCTAGGATAAAAAATAGTAATATCAATACATAACGGTAAGGATATTTTTTTATATTTACTAAAAAATAAACATAAAGATATTCGTTATATATATGTATAAGATGGAGTTTGTAATGAATATGAAGTATTGTACCGTGATTAGTGGAAAACGTAAACGGGTTCGTAAGAAGTGTGAGCATGGACGACAGAGATCTAGATGTAGGGAGTGCGGCGGTGTTGGAATGTGTGAACATGATAAACGGAAATCTCAATGCCGCGATTGTAATGGATCCCAAATATGTCCGCATAATAAAAGACGAGCATACTGTAAAAAATGTAATGGATCTCAGGTATGTCCGCATGATAAAAGACGAGCATACTGTAAAGAATGTAACGGATCTCAGATATGTAACCACCTTTTAGATAAAACCCAATGTAAACCTTGTAACGGATCCAGAATTTGTCAGCATGGGCACCATAAAGAATCATGTACCGACTGCGGAACAGGATCGATGATATGTAAAATGCCCCTATGTAGCACGCGTGGAAATCCAAAATACAAAAAATACTGTACTAGATGTTACGTATTCATGTTCCCAGACGATCCACAAATACGCAATTACAAAACTAAAGAACAATCTGTAGTAGATTTCATCAAATCTAGATTCCCTGAATTCGACTGGACCACAGACCGTAAAATCGAAGATGGCTGCTCAAACCGCAGACCGGATATGCTATTGGATCTAGGCTATAAAGTTATAATCATAGAGGTAGACGAGTATAAACATAGCTCCTATACAGTAGAATGCGAAACTCGTAGACTCAATGATATCTCTTTGGATCTAGGATGCCGGCCAATACAGATGATAAGATTCAATCCAGACGCGTATACAAATTCAGATTTTGTTAAAGTGTCTTCTTGCTGGGCGATTAATGGGATTACTAAACTCATGACTCTCAAAAAAACCAAAATAGCCGAATGGAATAATCGTCTGAATACTTTAGAATCTACAATCCGAGCCGATCTAGATGTATCTATTGATGGTATAATATCTATTACGGAGTTATTCTATTGATATATATTATATGACACTATCTCTAAGAAATCCAGATACCTTTAACGATGCTATTATGGAAACATTCAATACGATGAAAATATCCTCTAGACAAAAGCTAGTCGGCTCGGCAGCTGTCGTAGGCAATATTGTCACAAACGACTACGATCTAAATGAAATGTTTAAATCAGCAGATACAACTACAAAGGTACTATACCATGTATGGAAGCTATTCTATAAAAAATTCAAAGACATACATGCTACAGAGGACAGCTGGATAACAGAATTCAAATGCGGAGAACGGTACGGAGATCCTCTTATCTGGAATATGGAGTCGTTAAAAAAGGGAATACAATATGGTATTAAATTCATCGATTGTATTCTACAACCGAATACTAGGTGTAAATTAGATGTAGTAAAATACTTGAATGGTAGATTTATCGAAATATCTGAAATATATTATTTTGATATAGCCGGCCGCACTAATTATCGTGCGAATGAATTCGATAAACCTTATATTATCCACGGGCTGGAGCAAGACCGAGAAGATTATATAGCCGAAGGAAATCTATTCAAGGCATTAAAACGCGAATATCGAATTCTAGATCTTATGTCTAGCAATAAAACTCGCCGGACTAAATTGAATAAGATCTTTAACGGACCCCTCGGGTGGCTTTATTATTGTATATCTAATCTACGAACTATAGGCCTAATGAAAGATCAAGGCTTCCGTGGGGTTCCTCTTAGCATATTTACATCTGTACAACAGACGGTTAAAGACGATATCGGCCGCGTTGTTGAAAATTATGATTGGCGCATATTAGATAATTCACGGGCCAGTGTATATGATATAGAAGATTTAGTTTCAACGTTAGAATCCATATTATCTTCAAAATTGAAACATTATATGTAATAATTTTTTATATTTACATATTGTATTATGGAACACGAATTAGAATACGGAGAATCTCCATTTAAAAATCTGAAACTCCATTCATATGATCTAAAAGGATACAAGTCGATGTTAAAAAAAATAGGAGAATCGACTGTAGGAACAAAACCAGAATTATATATGCGATTAAAAGCTCGACTTGAAGCCGACTGGGACGAGCAGGTTCGACAGGACGAGGAAATCGGATACGCAAAACAGATGGGACTGCCTATGCCAGTATTTATAAAAAAACCCACCCCACCAAAAAAGCAACGCAAACCTCGGGCTAAGAAGATTGTCAAGGAACTTGGAATAGCCGACAGATCTTTTATGACGCACGCAATGCTAAAGGAACATGCTCGCAAATATGGTTTGAAAGTGTCTGGTACCAAGCCGGTTTTGATAGCTAGGCTCGACGAATATCTCAAGAAAATAGACTACGATCCAGAATCATCTACTGAACCGACAGTGCCAATTGTAAAAGATAAAAATGAACGAATGACTCTATCAAGAATGCCGTTGCCAATGTTAAAAGATCTATGTAAAGAAAATGGCCTGCCGGTATCTGGTAAGAAATCTGTGCTGATAGATCGCCTCATCGAATTTTTAAATAGAATACCAATCAAGATGGAAGATATACCTGAACTTGTTCGCAATCAAAAGGATGTGGCTAGAAAGCCCAAGCTAAAGTCTAAATCAATGTCTAAACCAAAGCTATCTGTAGTCCCTCTTGAAGAATCCAGTCCAACTACTGATCCTATTAAAAAAGAAATAACCATCAAACGAATTATTAGCAAGTCTCTACGCAATATATTTATAGATTTGGTTAAGTCGTATGATTATGATACTCTCACTCCTGAATTTATTAAATCTACATGTAAGAAATTAATAGATCTCGCAATTAAATCGGTTACTGATTATGTTCACAAACGTCAATCAGTAGAAGCGCATAACAAGCTAGTTGAAGACTCGATCGATTTTGTAATTATACTTCGTAAAGCATATCTAGAAAAGTTTCCTGGCAAATCGTTGGATATATCTAGGATGATTACTAATTTACAAAAGAAATTAATGGGAGATGAAGTGTACCAATCTAAGATACTAAAGCATTCAGAAACTATCACGGAAATTGATTGATTATATATAAATACTGGAGGGTTATAAATATCTATGTAATATATAATGCTTAATTTTGAATCTATCGGAATACCAGTTGCCGATATACGGCACAAGGATCATAAAAAAAAGACTACACAGATCGCAATGGCTTCTCCTGAAGAGATTGGAGATGTCCGTCATCCGTTTCAAAAATACGATCTTAAAGACTCTAGAGGAGCTGATTTTAATTTCGAATGTGCCATCAATACAGACACTGAACGTCAAATCATATACGTCTCTGGGGCATCTGGGTCTGGTAAATCGTATTGGTGCCGTATGTACGCAGAGAAATACAAAAAGGCCTTTCCAAAAAGAGAAATATATTTATTCTCATCTATAGCAGAAGACAGCTCTATCGACAAAATAAAGGATCTACATCGAATTAAACTGTCTCCGTCTCTACTAGAAGACGATATATCAGCCGAAGATTTCAAAGATTCCCTTGTTATCCTAGACGATTGCGACACAATTATGGACAAGAAATTACGAAAGAAGATTTTGGATATCCAGGGGTCTATTTTACAGACTGGACGCCACTGGAACGTGTCTGCTATTATTACTAGCCATGTAGCCTGTAACGGCGTAGAGACCAGATTAGTATTGAATGAATCGCATATTATAGTCGCATTTCCGCATGGTATGACGGGCCGGGCGTTGTCTTATTTGCTTGAGGCCTATATAGGCCTTGATAAATCTCAAGTAAAGAAGATTAAACAACTACAGGGTCGTGCTGTGTGTTTTATAAAGGCGTATCCAAAGGTCGTTGTTAGTGATAAGGAAGTGTTTCTATTAACGGATCTATAGAAACTTTAGTTAGAGAATACCAGGATTAGAAATGGTTGGAAAACTTTAGTTAACGAATAAGGCCCACTGAGGGGTTATGGATCGACCGATGGGTCCATGGAGCCATTTTTGGGGTTTCAAGCCAGGAGTTATTAGAGGATCCAAAAAATAATATTTTATTTAAAAATAATATTTATTTTATTCTTAAAATATATTTCCTAAAAACTATACTATCTCCTCCATACTCTTCCATAATAATAAAACTACTAGATAAATAATACAATACAATATATAATAATAAGACCTATATGTAGTGGTATGGAGTCTATGGAGCCTCTTTATGGATGGACGAATGCCCTTCCATAGGCATATAATAAAGGTTATAGTAGTTTACCGCCCTTGGATATTATATCAGCCGCCGTTCCGGCTGATGTCGCCGCATTAACTATGCTCATCTGTGGTTTAAATTTAGAGAATAGACTTGCTACATCCTGGTAGATGAAATTCTTTAGATCTGGTGTAATTAATCCGTTAGACGACATCATATCTAGAATAAATTTCTGGCAGTTGTTTGAGATCGCATTGTATATGAAGAACCCCTTATTTTGTTTAGCTCTAGTTTTGTCGATCAATGATTGGAAGGTGATTGTTCCTGTAACTGGCACGTCCATAAATTCGGTCTTGGGTGGATTGTAGTTGGCTGATGTTTTCTTGAAATTTAACGCGGCGTTCTTCTCTAGTAGTAAGGTAACTCCATTGTCTAGAGTTATCAACACAAATAAATGCATTAATGAGTCATAGGGAGTCTTCTTCATGAGCTGCTGGAACGCACCTAGAGTCAAAATATTAAGTACTGTATTTATAAAACTAGGTAGAGGAGTGCGGCCAACTTTCATAGACGTTATCGTATTGGCTCCATATTTGGCTAGCAAAGCCTTCTGATCTGAAGGAAAGCTAGACCGTCCGAAAACAACTGCCTTCGCCGCATCAATTAGGCCGGCACCTTCTAGACGGTCTTCACAATAAGCTACAATAAATTGCTTATCTCCTATCTCTATAGTTCGGATATCTTGGCAACCTCTATCTCTAGCATAACGCGTTGTGTGCTGACGAAATCGATGGTATTTGGAGGTAGTATGTACCTTACGCAATATGTACTTATGATCTTTGATCCAATCGGCTGCTTCGGCTACAGAATAGCTGGTTGGAATTAATATTGATAATACGATCATATGTAATATATGAATATATTATTTATATGGAAGAAGTTTTTTTGCGGAGTATTTTGCCCTAGCTTTTTCGTTAATGGATTCTTTATTGGCGGAGCGCCAAACTCGGTTTTTTGCGTTTACGTATTCTCGGTTAGCTTCTATATATGCTTTGTCGTATGCGGCTTTTTGTTCTTTATGTGAATCGTGATAGGCTTTGTCGCATTCGGTCTTAGTTCTACTAGGTATTTTTGTATTTAAATTTGACTCATAAAGCTCAATCAACCATCTCTCATGAATTTTAGCATCTGATTTGGTTATAGTATGAGTTTCCAAAATGCTAATTTGCCACTCGTCGAACCCGCCATTAGCCCGGATGTGTTGATAAATCTTAAAATTATAATGGATATCATCTGGATTGTTACACGCATGTCTATGTTGGCTAAACCTCTGATTCGGCCTTCTAGTAGATCCAATATAGCACTCGCGTATGGTCTCGTCGTAGACTTGAATTTTATCAGTACTGGCTGAATGGATCAAATAAAACGTGTATTCAAATAGTTCGCTCATTCTCTTATACATATATATAACATATCTCTTTATATACTTTTCATATTTATTATATGGCAATTTGATCTATAATGGTATTGGCGTGCGGCGTATCTTACTGTCCTCCCGCATGGACACCAAAAATATCGGTGCGGATTCTTAAATGACGGATCTGATAGAGCCGCCTTGAAGTCGACTTCATTACACTGACTCACAAACTGATCTGTATATACCCTAACGCCTCTCTGGGATACGAAATGCGAAGTCGACATTTTTATATATGCGTCTGCCGAATTGCTTTAATATTCTAATTGGATGTGTATTGTTAATTTTATTCATCAAAGTGCGGGACAGTCTATTTAAGAAATGAATTCTATTTGTCCGAATTATTTGAGCAGCTCGGTATTCCGCATTATTGGCATATCGATCCCTTTGGTACGCGCGCATATACGCAAGACGTTCGGCTGTATTCATTTATATAATATAACACACATTCTTTAAGTTATAAATACTTGTGTTATAAAATATTTATAATAGTGGTACATGAATAGATCTTCTCGTCAAAAACATACAGATGATATACTGTCGATTCTTCAGATTTATTTATAAATACACAATTGAAATGTAACGATTTGTCGATCCGGCTAGTGTCATAATGTAACGACTTTAAGACCTTAATGGTATCGTATTTATTTATAAATTCTCTAAATTTTGAATTTGTCTTGTAAGTAGCATTCAATAGATCTGTTATACGATCCTTTTCACAGATTGAGTATTTATTAAAGACTATATGTAGTGGTCTGATACTGGCTTGTATGTATACCTCATTATAAATATGAATATCATTAATAATTTCCGGTCTACATACTGGAGTAATGGTTGGTCTTTTTACAATAGGCATAGTCTCTATATTAACACTATAATATGTAATTTCGACGTCTACATCATCTGACTCGTATTCAATATTAGATCGGCAAGTATGTTTGATCTGTTTGCGGCGTACGACTTTAGGTTTCTTATGTACTATCGTTTGCTTATCTAATGGAATCCCGAACGCCATCTTGGTAATAATGGGAGATACATATTGGTTTAAACTCATAGGCGGCTGTTCTATTTTTTGTAGTTTTTGTAGTTTAAATATTCTTCCATCATCGGCTAGATCAGCAGAGGCAGGCGATTTTTTAGAAACAGACACGTAGTAGTATCCAATCTTGAGAAAATTCTTGTACCCATTATATAACGCCGCATCCCCTGCTAAGAATATAGTAAGTATCGGATCTATCACTGCTATAGACGCGCGTATGTGTTTATCTTTTGGCAATAGTTCCTTATAATTACAGTAGTAGATTCCTATCAATGTATATGTTATATAATATTGTACGCCCTTATAATGTATTGGGTAGCATATCTCGAGACCGTCATCTAGCTGAAACACATTATCATACTTCCACACAGAGTCATATCCGATCTCTTCTATAATACTATAATCTATTTCAGAGGTTTCTTCTAGTTCAATGTAATCGTCCATATGCTCCAACAGATCGTCAAATAGCTTAGGCATATTTTTAAAGTGTCTACGTATACATTTTTCGTCAGCCTCTATACTAGACACATATTCATTAGATATGCTATTGATATACGATTCCAAATATTCTCTGTTATACGAACTACGAGTCCTTACTCGAAATAGTTCCCAAATCATAAAAAACGAAGATACTCGCGACTTGGTTTTTACCGAATGAAAGTAAACATTTAGAAACGCAACATGCTGTGCTAAATACGGTTTGTCAGTAATTATTTTACCTACGTCAGTTGTCAATAATTGTATTAATCCAAGCTGTTTTTCTGAAACATTTTTTGAAATATCACTGCTTACTAGAATCTCAACTGTATTCTTGATCAACACTTGTTTTGCTACAACGATTTCGGGGATCATCTTCTATATATATGTTATAACATAAGTCTTTAAGTTAAAAATTTATGTTATAAATTATTTAGTTAAGGTTGTTTAGTTAAGGTTAATTATTTAGTTACAGAGGCTTTTTTGGCGGCGTATTTCGCTCTACGATCTTCTTTATGGGACGCGTTGTAGGCTCTGGCGTATTCGCTACGTTCTTTTTTATGTGCGACATAGTAGGTTCTACTGTATTCACTACGTTCTTCTTTAGTGGCCGCGTTGTATGCTATTTTGTATGCTTTTCGTTCTTCTTTATGGGACGCGTAGTAGGATCTGCCTTTTTCATTGCGTTCTTCTTTATGGGCCGCATTGTAGGTTCTTGTGTATTCGGATTCAGAACGACTAGGTAAAACCGTGTTCAATTCAGATTTATACAGTTCTATTAACATTCGTTCATGAATATGCGCCTCTTTTTTCGTTAGATATAGTTTTTCAAGTATACTACATTCCCACTCATCAAATCCACCAGTTGATCTTATATGTTGATATAACTTCAAATTATAAACGTCGTCATTTGGATTATTACACCTTGATATATGATGTCTAACACGTTTATATGATCGTGTAGTAGACCCTATATAATATTGTAGTACCGCGTCGTCGTAAATACCATCCGGGTTATTATCAATATGGTGTAGCATATAAAAAGTATATTCTTCGACTACTTCGTCCATTTCTATATATAGTTATAACGAGATCTCTTTATATTAAAATTTTATATATATTATTCACTATCCACCGAGGAGCCAGTTTCATCCACCGATGAGCTATCTTCGTCTCCAGAGTAGCCGTCGTCGTCAGACTCAGAGTCGGATCTAATCAATTGCTCGGCACAGCACTTAAAGAACGTTCGGTCATTCCAGAATAATAAAGTCACTAGATAATCGTTCCAAAGCTGGTTTAAATTTGTGTGCGGATGACAGTAGCCTACAACAGTATCTATGTCGTTTGATCGAAGCACTATATCTGAAACAGAGTTTACTAGACGTTTGATGTCGTCAATCATAT